GTTTGATAGATCTGTTTCCAGTCTTCAACTCCAAATATTGCGGTTTGTCTTGTGGTGGTTGCCATGTTATTAGTGCCTCAGTACTTTATTTATGGGCAACAAAAACGGCTTAGTTATACATAGGATGCATTGCGTTGTTGTAGATCAAAGAAAATACTCAAGCGTTCAGCATCAGTGCTGGGAACCACAGTTAGTTCTATCTGTATCAAAATACCGTTGTTCTGGGGAAAAGTTTGGATGTCGCTGATGTAGAGTCTAGGGTCGCCGCCGGCCACTCGCTGAACTTCTGCTTCAATAGCTGTTTGTAATTCTTCCAGTTGTGGTTCAAACAAATAATCCCATAGCACAGTGCCGTATCCTGGTCGTCCAGGCAGTTGTCCTTGTCGTATATTAAACGCATTCAGCAGATCGCGTTTGACCAGTTCAAAATCCGTTAGTGTGAATTTTTTAAACTGGTTCTGTGTGTTAAATCCAATGAATCTTTGTGCCATATGATATTTATAGCGTTTTTAGGCGCTGCTCCCGGGACCTTCAATTTTTAAACTCAGTTGATATAATCTTTCCTTGATCTGTGTTGATTGTGAAGTAATATATGTGATTAGTCCATTTATCTTTGCCGGGGTAAATGGCCCGAATATGACTTGTTGTTGTGCCGGAGACAATCGATCATACAAAGAGAATACTTCGCCAGCCAACGTAGGACCGCCGGATTCGTATGCTGACTTGGCCTGTTGGAATTGATTATTGATAGCTTCCCATGCTGAGGAAGTAATTGATTGTTGGTTTTCTAGCGCAGACAATTTGGAATCTATTGCCTGGTAGGCCCGGCCGGCCGGATTAATGTATTGATTGGTCAACGTTGCTGCTTTGGTCACAAACGATTCGGCATTGGCTTGATTTTCAGCCACAACCTTTGGACCATAATTGGGTGCAGGGACTTTGTCATCCCCAATAACTCTAGTGCTTGCGGCATCTAGTGTGGAACGATTTACTGTGTTGGCCGCTGGTACTGGTAGGTCTTCTTGTTTGAATTCAGCAGGAATCTTGGTCTGTACCAAGTTCACAGCAAATGCGCCGTCACGCACTGCACTTGAAAACTCTGCTTGAATTGCACCTGTAGCGTCTCCGGGTATGGGCAAACCTTTTGCAAATGCTTCGGCACTGGGCAGGTCTTTGGCTGCATTCAGTGCCATGCCAGCAAGTCCTTGACTGCTTAAACTTTTGATAGGTACTCCCACTGCGGCCAGGCCGGCCACTCCCTTGGCCATGAGATCCTGTTGAATTTGACTTTGCTTGGGTACATTGGACAACAGATCTGTTGCACTTTTGATACCATCTTTGCCGGTCCAGATTGCCGGGCTTTTGGCAACATCACTGAATGTGCTGGCGCCTGCTGCCAATAGAGCTCGAGTGCCAGGTTTTACATAACCGGCTGTTTCTAATTGCCCAGCGTCAAGTCCAAATGATCCAAGACCTTTGGCATTGCTCAAGACTGAACTGGCTTGATTCACTAGATTTTTGGCCTGTGCTAATACCCCGTTGACTTCGGGTATGCTCATGGGTCCTAGCCCGGCTAAGGCACCTGCGGGATTGAGGCCGCCGGCAATTTTAGTAAAGTCTGCGGTGTTGATGGGACTGGTTACTGGAAATTGTGTTATGTTCCGGTTGATAGTTTCAATACTCTTGGCCGCTGTTGCTCCTTGTATGCCAGCCGCTCTCACCAGCGCAGTACCGGCACTGGATATTGAAGTCACTGCTGGACCCACGGCAGCTGTGAGTCCCGCGGCAATGCCAGACAAAGATCCCCCAAGTGCTCCACCAGCGGCTCCTAGACCGCCAGCCACACTGCCTAGTACACTGTTGAAAGAACCAGCTCCGCCACCGGCACCGCCTCGAGCAAATGCTGCATCAACTGATGGTATGCGGCCAGTTGCAAGATCTACTCCAGCCGATGATAATCCAGATGCAAAATTTCCCACATTAAGACTGCCAGTTATACCTGACTGCGCTTGTGCCACTAGACCTTGAGCCGAGGCCAAGCCATCAGCAGCTTGTGTTGCAGCTGAAAGGCTTTCGCCTGGTTTGAACCCCACAAGTGCGCCTGTGGCATCTTGTTTTCGAAATGCAGATTCAGCTTGCTCTCTTGTGAAACCTTGAGGGCCTTTTATACTGAATGGTTTGCCGTCACTGCTGGTAAATGTAAATTCAGCCATGTTATTGTGCCTTGATCTCTACACCAGCAGGCACAGGCACAGCACCTGGTGGTGGGCTTGGCTTGCCTTCTTCAAATGCAACCTCAACATCCACACCCTTGTTGTGATAAGGATATGGTTCATGTGTGGGTGCTCGATTCACAATGCTCTCAAGTCCCTGCGGTTTGACTATCCAACCTCGGCTGGTGTCCCATTTGGTGTCATCCAATAGTGTTTTGGTTAGAGGTTGTGGTGTGTTCACTCGTCCTGCAGCAGGTCCGTTGAGATCAATGCCGCCTGCTTGTAATGCCAGTGCAGATCCTGCACCCCAGGAACCCGATGCGCTGTTCAATGTCAGCGTTCCGTCGGCTTTGACCCCTATTGTGCTTTTGCTATACAATGTGATATCTTCTTGTGCCTGCATGGCCAAAAACGTTCCTGACTCTATCTGCATGTCTTGTTTGCTTTTCATTTTTAAATAACGGCCAGCAAACATGTTGATATCTCTGTCGGCATGGAAGTTAATATCACCCTTGGTACGCACGTTAACTGAGTTTGTGGCATATACATCTACTGTGCCTTCTACTCCAAACTCCAACCAAGTTTGACCATTGGCATGAACAATGTAGAAAAAGTTTCCTGAGTCGCTCATGGTAATTTGATGACCAAGGCTGGTTCTCAAACGTAACATGGCATTGTTTCCGTCTAGATCACCGTCGTCCATGACCAGACTGTGTCCACCCACACGGCCAATTACTCTGGCATCACCGGGTTTGACTTCTCCTGCATTGAGTTTGGTTCTGATGTCATTGGGTTTCATGCCACCTTGATAAATGGCTGTGCCCGGTGTGCTGACGCCAAACACTGCACTGGGCGTTTCCCGCTGACTTGAGCTTTGAATAGTACCACGTTCTAGATCTGTGATCAATCCTTGTTGCAACAAGGCCTGGGCAAGATACCCTTGCACTGGTTTGGTCTGATCATAAAATCTTGGGTTGTTGAACACACCCTCGTTGTTCACATTAATTTCAGATACCGGCAATCTGGCTGCATCGGCAAAATAAGTTTCTTGATTTTGATTCTGTATGTCTGCTCGTGCCACTGGTACTGACCCAATGGCAGGCACCATGTGCCCCAGCCCTTGTTCTGGCACCACACCAATGTAGAAACCTTGACTACGATCACCGTTGACAAATATGCAAATTACCGTTACTCCCACATCAGGAGGTGTAAACCACATGCCGTAACTGGTGGGATTGCCTGGATAAGCACCAAGACCTTCAGTGGCTCCTTGGCTTGGGCTTAGTGGTGTGTTGCCGTAAAATGATGGCATGTAACTCACTGTGGTCCAGGTGGTTTCATTTTCCATGGTGCCGATATCAGTTCCTGAACTAAACGCATCAATGTACACACGCAGGCGGCCCGAACGTGTGGGGTCAGTAGTACTCATGACTACTCCGGCAAATGGTCCAAATTCTGCAGGTACCCCACCACGATCCAGTTTGTAATTACTGGGACGACCTCGACTGCGTTCTACATTCTCTGCCATTGATTAGCCTCCTTCTGTAGCCGATTTTTGCCCTGAGGCAAGAGTTGCCCCCGGCCTTGTTCCGCCTGGAGGTATTCCTAATCTTTCACGTGCTCTATCGATCAGTGACAACTTGGGCGGACCCTCTACAACTGTTACTGGCACATCACCTAGTGATTGTCCTGTTCCATCTGTGGGTCTTCCTGGCACAGCCTGGTTTCTAATATAGGCGCTGGTAATTCCTTGTCTAGCGATACTTGGATTACCAAATGCAGCACCAGTACCATTGTTGTCAGATCCGCCGCTGTTTTCAGCAAACTTAGCTTCTTTATAAGCGCCCTGTGCTGTTAACATCGCCTTGTTCTCAGCAAATGCTGTACGGCCAGCAATAACTTCATTAGATTTGATTTTGGCTCCTGCGGCCGCATTTTGCCGAGATAGTCTAGCAGTTTCAGCATTAGATTGATTGGGAGCAGAGGTGTTAGAGGTTTTCCTACCAGCGTCACTGCCAGCTTTGTTGGTGGCCAAAGCGGCCACAGAAGGTTTGGCTGAATTACTGCCATCAGGTTTTACCATGGTGTAAATTTTCCCCACAAGAGTTTGTTCAAATCTTCCAGCCCTAAACTCACTCACAATCTTGGTAGCAACATAAACTCGACTCTGTAGAGCAACTCGAGCGTTGTATTTTTTCTGTGTTTGACTGTAAGGATCGGCCATGCCAGTATCAAGATCGTAGTCTTCTGGTCGTTGCCATACTATTTCAAACAATATCTCTTGATTGTCAAATGCAACGGATCCGTCAGGCATAAACCCAGACGTCAATGCCTTGCCACCAAATGTTTCTTGGTTGACCGGACGAAACAAACTGCCCTGGGCGATCCAAGCAGGATCTCCAATGATTTTAATTTTGGCTTCTTTTAATCCCACAGGGTCATACAGCAATTCTGCAGCATTGGCACCCAGTTCAAAACTTTTGCCCAGGGCACCTGCACTGGATTCAGAGCTGCGAGCCTGATAGGTATACATCATGATTTCATTCATGCTTGAAGTTTGTGCATTGCGTTGTTTTGTCGCCAGGGCATCTTCCTCCACACTACCACTCAAAGTTGCTCTAAAGATAGTGTTGAGTGATTCTTGATATTCCAACACCGCTGTATTTTGTCCAGTGAACCAGTAGGGATAACTTTTGTGGACTCCGCTGAACTTGTTGACTGGAAAGTATACACTGTTTAAATTTTTAATCAAGAAAGGACTCACAGTGTACTTGATATCATAGGCATAGTCATTTCTTTTACCATCAAGTTTGCTACTGCGTTGTTTGGCACTCATGTTGATTATGTACCATTTGACTGGCTCGTTGTAGTTGAGATTCTTTGTGGGAATTTGTTTGCCATCTTCGTCTATGGTAAACAAGGCCTGTGAGCCAATGTAACTGCTGTTACGTAGTATTAGTTCAATCACTTGCAAAATCTGTTGACCAGCAGTGATACTAAAACTTCTGCTGGCATTGTCCACACGATCTTTTTCAGGAACTTCTTTGCCGGTTGGCATGTTGGTTTTGAGTTTGTCTAGTTTGACATTGGGCTGTACCAGTGTGGCCCCGGCTATTTTTTCAGCACCTGGGCCCACAAATTCAATTGAATAGTTGTCGGCTTGTTCATAAACACCGTCCAACACAAGTTTTTGTTGAAAGTCGTTCATGGCCTGCATGAGTCCTTGTACTACTACTCGTGAAGGATTAGGAGCAGACACGGCAGTTTGAGGAGCTTTGGCAGCAGCGGCTGCATCTATAGCGTTGTCCACCGCTCGCACACTGGCTTGAGTTGGAGGTGGTACACGTTGTTGCCCTGG